TAGTAGCGTCTGCGTCGGAAGCAGCGAGCCCCTCAAGACTGCTGCGGGCGGGAGGGTAGGGAAAGCGTCCGGTCAGACCCCGCGCGACGCCACGCCCGCATGCTACTGCTGGCGAACCTTGATGTCGAGCACCGCCCCGGCCCATTTTTGTGGGTAAATGACCTGCGCGCGGATCTGACCACCCGCGCCCAGCAGCTTGCTGGCGGGCTGCTTCTCGACCTGGAACCAGTCGATCAGCATGCCCACCACCCACACCCAAAACAGCACGCAGAACGTCAGCAGCGCCGACCAGACTGCGAAGCGGCTGGGGTAGCGCATCAGACCGGCAGCGCCTTTGACATGACGCGGCCCACGGTCTCGGTCACCCAATCGGTGACGGCTTGCACCGCGTTGGCTGCCTCCGCTTGGCCGATGTTGGCCAGCGTCGCCTTGACGATCGCCACCTCGGCGGCAGCAGCCTCGGGATCGGTCAGCGCCAGCGTGGCCACGCGGCCCGCATCGGATGCCATGGCCGCAAGCATGTCCTGCTTGGCCGGGTCGGTCACGGATGCCTTGAGCTTGTCAGCCAGGGCAGATACGTCGGGGGTCAGGTCGGTCACTTGCTCGTCTCCTTCTTGGTGTTGGCTTCGATTCGCATCTTCCAGGTCTCCAGCAGACGCATGCGCGACGCCTTGCTAGGCGCGTCGAGCTTGTCGTCGGCCTCGACGTAAGCGCGGTAGCTGGGCGCGATCGCGTCGTATGTCAGTCGGTCGGCCTTCACGTAGGCATCAGCGACGCTGATACCTTCGCAGCCAGTGAGCAGCGCCAGAGCTGCCAGAGCGCAGAGCTTCTTCATTTGGTGTCCCTTGGTTTGGGGGTTTCGGGCTTCTTGCTAGGTGGCTTCGGGTCGTGCCCGTTGCCGTGTCCGTTTGAGTCGTCAGCGGCTCCTTCCGAAACGATCGAGCGTAGATTCTGCATCAGCGCGGTGCTGACGAGCGTCAGCAAAGCCGATGCGACTGACACCTGATCGTCAGGGATCGCTCCAGCTCCCAGCATAGCGATAAAGCCGCCTACGAGGAACACGAGTAGCAGCGGCGTCGTGAGGGCGATGTTCGTGCGCGCTTTCTCGGCGGCGCTCTGCCCCAGCTTAATCTTCGCAATCTCTAGCTGGATCTCCTCGCGGCGCATCTCGCGCTCTGCTTGCTTTTCCGCCTTCTCTTTCGCGACGATGGCCGCGTATCGCGCCTGCGCCTCCTTGGTCTCTTCGCGCTTGAGCCGCAGTGCTGCCTTTTCGTCTTTCACGATAATGGTCTGCGGGTTGTCGGGTTCGTTGGCGAGGTCGTCATTTTTGGCCATGGTCAGCTCATAGGTAGCGAGTCAGTAGGGCAGCCGTCACAGGAATCGCGCCGCCGATCAGGCCAGCAAGGCCGCAGCGCACCTCGAGCGAGGCGATCTTTTTCTCAATGTCCAACAGGCGCGAATACAGCTCTCGCATCTCGCCCTGGAAGTTGCTGCGCTCCAGGCGGATCTCGGTGGCCAGGCGTTCCAGGCTGTCCATGACCAAGCGCCGGTATTCGTCCCAGCCGTTGCCGTGTGTGTCAGACATAGAATCAAGGCAGGCGGACGATCCGCAGCAGCGTGCCGTTCAGCACTAGGTTGGCCGTGCCGTCAGCGTCGGCCTCGGCTTGGAACTTGAGCTTGTCGCCGCTGCTTAAACTCAGGAGCGTGCTCAACGTGACCGTGCCCGTGTTCTGGTCCGTGTCGCGCGAGCTGTAGTTGCTGGCCGTGTGCATGCTCTGGCGCACAAACCCGCTGCCGCTGTCCAGCCATGTGCGGCAGAACGCCTCGACGCGGTTGTTGCCGCTGATGCGGAAGCTGCAGTCGATCTGATAGCGACCGTCGGCTGAGATGTCGATCTGCGTGGCGTCGCTGTCGTTGACGACGATCTTGTTGCTCGAGTCGGCCAGCGCGTCGGAGCTGCTGGTATCCCAAGAGGCGTAGACCGTTGTATTAGCTACGGACGCCGTCGACGTCCCTACGGCCAGCATCGTGCTAATAGATGTCGCCTCGACCGCCGTCTCCAGATCCTGCAGCGCGCCCTTGATCGTCTCGCTGTCGGCGATCGTTGTGCCCGTGAACGTGCCAAGGTTGACAGCATCAAGCGCGACGCCTGTGAGCGCCGTAATCTCGTTGGGCACGTCGTTCGTGCGGCTGGCTCCGACGACGACTAGGCTGCCCGCAGTGTGATGCACGCGCGTCACGATGGCGACCTTCTGCACCTGCTGCGAGCTCGCCGTGGGCCGCGTGCTAGTCATCGCGCCCGCTGTGCTGGCGTCGACATATAGCTGATCGCCAGCCGACCAACCTGGCGTTGACGTGTCGAAGTTCCGCAGCGTGCCGCTCACGACCACCAGACCCTCGCCGCCGTCGGCGATGTCGTCTTGAATGAGGCCCACCGATGGCATCGTGCTGTTGCTGTCCGATCGGGCCTTGGTCACGAGCGCCTTGCCGCTGGCGTGCGTGCCGCTGACATAGACCGCCTCGCCCTTGTCGAGCTGCGCGCCCGTGCTGTTCTTGACCTCGAGCAAGACGTCGGCGTCGCTGTAGAAGCGCATGCCGTTGTCGTCGTCCTGCGTGATCCGAACCTCGACGCCCTCGGTCTCTGTCCCGACGACGTTGAGGAAGTCACGCAGAAGCGCCACCTGCTCGCGTTTGGTGTAGTCAACCATCAGACGATGAACTGCGCCTCGGGGCTGTCGCCGTGCTGCCCGATCTGCTGCACGCCGATGTAATAGGTTTCTGACGATCCTGGCGTGTAGCCCGCCGCCGTAGCTCGAGCATCAGGCCAGTCGAAGAAGCGGTCGCGCAGCGTGTTGCTGCCCGTGCTCGGGTCCGCCTCGATCAAGACGCTGTCGACCTGCACGTCGAAAGCGCCGTCGCGGTAGAACTTGATCCGGTAGCCCTCGTATGGCTCGTCCAGCGTGTGCGGCGGCTGCGTGCCTAGCGGCAAGACCGCGCGCTCCCAATGCACCGGGCTCTGACCTGTGCCCGGCCCGGCGTGGATCATAAACCGCGTGACGGCTGACGCGCTCACGTAAGCCTTGGTCGCGTAGCGCACAGGCAGCGGCAGCACGTTGCGGAACGCGGGCGAGCTCACGGTCAGCTCGTCGACGGTGGCCAGATCCGCGCCCGATGGCACGACCTTGTACTTGAGCGTCGTAGGCGTTGGCCCGGCAAACTCGCGGAAGAACAATCCACCCGTGCTTTGATTTAGCAGCACGATAGAGCTGCCCGAGGCTTGCGCGATCGGTGACGTGCCCCGGAGGCCGCGCAGCCAACCGCCTAGCGTGAAGGTCTGGTCGCCGTTGTCTGTGACCGTCGTGAAAGCGGCGATTTCTACCGCGCCCGTGCTGACGTTAGTGATGGCGCACCAGTTCTTGCCTGCCTCTGCCTGCGCCTGCGTGCATGCTTCGATCGTGTCCGTGCCTTGGTTGACCCAGTAGACATCTACTGTCTGGCTACGCAGCGAGACCGTAGACGTGCCGTATTCCTCGCTCGCCGTCTGCGCCGACAGCGTGCCCAGCGTCAGAGCGAAGGCCGCAGAATCCGCTATGCTGCCAACGGGCAAGTAGCTGTTGCCGTCTTGTGACTCGTAGATTGTGGCTGTCTGCAGAGTGCCACCAAGCAAGGTAACGGCCAAACGGAGGCCCGGCGTTGTCACCTCGGCGTTGCTAGTAGCAGGCGCGTCGATTGCCAATGTGCTGACGAGTGCAGGCGACGGCGTGCTCTGCGGCACGATCGTGCTCGACGTTTGCACCGGGCTGCCCGCGACGGCGATGTCCGTCTGCTCGGCCACGGCTGTCACGTTCACCAAGAAGTTGGCACCGATGTCGCGCTGGATGATGCGCGCGACGATGTCTGTGCCTTCGTCGTCGGTCCATGTGACCAGATCGTTCTCGAGCAGGTGCAGGTATGCAGCGGGCAGCGTGAACCTGTAGGTGCGGCGGTTAATCCAAGCGCGACGCATGAGCGTCGTCGTCAGGTTGCGCGCCTCGCGGCGGGTCAGCACGATCGAGCTCAGATCCATCACCTGCTCGTTGACGTGCTGCGTGCCTTCTGGATTACGTAAACCAAAATGTTCAAACCCGATGGCATAGGCCGCGTCGGGATCTTGGAAGCGCAGGCCAATGCTTGTCGGCATATCGGCCTCGGGCTTGTCTTCCATCTGCACCTTGTCGTAGGGCATTTGCTGCCCGTCCGTGCGCGCACCTAGGTCGCTCAACGCGGCACCGTTCTCGAGCTGCACGCTGTCGGCGTTGTCAACATCGAACAAGCACAGCACGCCAGCGCGATCTTGCGTCAGGATTTGGCCGGCCACCAGTAATGGTTGCAACTGCGTCGTCACGGGCGCAATGCCGCGCACAAATGCGCCACGAAATGGCCGCTGCGCGACGCTGCTTGCGTCGATTTGCGTATTGCGTAGATCCCCACGCTGCAAGACGGCCTCCAACGCCTGCGGCCAGGTCATCTGCTCATCAATGTCAAGAATCGCCTCAAGGTTTGTCGGCATCTGGTCGCCGAACGCGCTGACGTAGAAGTCTGTCAGCCCCTGTGAAGCCATCCCGCGATAGTTCGACGTATTGCCGCTGCCGACATCGCTGACCAAGACCTCTGGCTGCCCCTGATCGTCATCTCCTCCGCTGAAGTTGGCAACTGCATCGAACCCCTCTGGGAATATGCCAGTCGTAAACGGTTGATCGGCGGCCATTACCAGCAAGAGCTCGCGACCATCGAACGGCTCGATGTCGTTGTTGCTGTCTAGGCTCCATTCGTTACCTAAAACGGGGGCGACCGTTTGGAACGTCTTGTTCAGTAGAATGTTTTGGCCCGCGTTGATTACGTCACGCACGACGCACGGCACAGGGGTCGTATAAGCGACTCCGGTCGCCGTCGTGATGATCTTGGCGTTCAGCAACACCACCTGGTCTTGAGGCTGGAACACGACTCCGGGATCGACGAGGCTGCTTCGAACGCTCGGATAGTTGAGCGGGTCGATGCGCACGTTCATCGTGGAGCCGCCGAGCGCGTTGTCGACTCGCTTGACACTGGCTGGACTGAATGGTGTGCCGCCCGTGTAGCTCAAGCTAGTCACGCTCTCGCCCGAGATGGGCTTGACAGTGAGCGTGCTGCCGGACGTTGGCGTCGCCGCTGCCATAGCCGTGACTTCGTAGTGCTTCCCGTTCCACGTAGTAGGGCCTGCAACGCGCACGAAGTTGCTCGGCATCACTAGGTCGCCGACCTTGAAGGTGTCGCGGAAGTCCGGGTCGTATTCATCGACCAGGCTGACGATGACGTTGCTGCCTGATACGGCGGCGCTCAGATTGGCACCCGTGACGCCAATCAAGTTGCGATCGTTGAATAAGATGAGCTGACCGTTGCCGATGAGCTGAAGTAGCTGGGCGGTAGGTCGATCGTTCAGGTGGACCAGGGCATTAACGTATACCCGCTTTAGACTGACGTCTGTGCCTCCCTTGCTGCCGCCGCCGACGCTCTCCTCTCGCGCCTTGTTGCTTTGATACATGACGTGCGACGGCACGCGCATGCGAGCGCCAAGCGCAAACACGCGCGGCGCGCCTGGCCCCTGTTCGGTACTTGGCAAGCTGGCCAACTGCGGCAATCGCGATTCCTCGGGATCGCCTGCCAACATCGGATAGATGACCGTTTGGTCAATGTAGGCCGCCGCCAGTCCGACTGCCCAGCCCACATAAGGGACGCCCACGAATGCGCCGCTAGCTGCTGCAACACCTACGCCTGCGGACGCCATGCTATCTCCTTAATACACCAGCCGCGCACCTGCTCGCGACGCCAGACGGTTTCGACCACGCGGTTACGGCGCGACCACGCATGCACGCAAAGCGTGCCTCGATCTACGTCATGCAGCGGCACAACGACATGCCGCGCGCCGCCTACGAACGGCACCTGCCAGATATGCGCCTGCGTCGCGTCTGCTACAGGCTGGCAGAACTGCGACAGGCCGTCGATCAGCTCTTGCTCAGTCGGCTGCGAGCTGTAGAGCGGCGTCGGCTCGAGCTCTGCGCCCGCCGCGACCGCCGCTGCATACGGCACGCCTACGCAATCCAAGCCGCTGCTGGCGATCCGTCCAGCGTGCCGCACGCTGCACCCTACAAGCGCGCGCGCTGCGTCGGCGTATGCCTGCCAGGCAATCATTCGATAACCGCCTCTCGAATGTTGCTAGCGCTAGGCTCGAGGTCGCTGCCGCCAAAGTTGGCCGCGTTTGCAAACTTGTCCTTGCAGGTGTCAAAGAGGCCGTTGCATCCGGGCTTGACTGTGGCCTGATCGCCCACCTGGATCGCTTGCAGCGTCGGGATCAACAGACGGCATTCGCGCGTGCTGTAGGTGAACCCGACGATCGGGCTGACCTGCCCCACGTTGTTGCCCGTGCTCCAGACGATCGAGCCGTCGCGATAGTAATCGTCGACCTGCCCGGCTGACGGCGGCGCGAAGCTGGCCGTGGTGAACCGCACCGTCATGTAGGCGTCGGGCACGGTATCCACGACCGCCGTGCTGATGGTTGTCGCGCTGATGTCCGCACGGCAGAACGAACTGCCCAGCTCGTATTGACACGTCTCGCTAAAGTGCCCGCCAAAACGCCCGCCCGTCTGGCGTCGTAGCTTCTGCGTCACGCTCTGCATGGTGCCGACGAAGTTGCTGCCGTCGTAGACGATGCGCGCGATCATCCGCTGGTGCCTGCTGTAGACGATGGCGGGCTTGCACCAGTCAACAACCAGCAGATGCACGGTCGCGCCGCGGTACTTCTGCTGCCGAAGCTGTGGCAGCGTGATGCTTGTGCCGTCAATGACGCCGCGCACGTCTTGATCGCCCGAGCGCATTCCACCCTCGCGACGGTCAGCGCTCAGACTGCCCAGCACGATCGGCAAGTATGTCTTGCCCTCGACCGTCACCTTGCGGTCGTGGTCTGTGAACAGCAGCTCGCTGCCATCAAGAGCGACCACGCGCAGGCAGTGCGCCAGATGCTTGCCGCGATGGTAACGCAGCAAGTCCTCCGCCATGCGTCCTGGTCGCGTCGTCATCAGATCGTGCCCTCGCTGCCGTCGATGTTACCCGCCACGGCCTTGGTAAACGTCACGCCCGACGCCACCTTGATGGCAAAGCCCGCCGAGCCGCCGCCCGCCGTGCCGTCGCTGGCGTTGTTCCCAGCTTGGCCAGGGTCGCCACCTGCGCCGCCCGTGCCTGCTGGCGCTCCGTTGCTAGTGCCGCCGCCCTCGCCAGCGTGGTTTAGCAAGCCCGCTAGGCCGTTGCCACCAGAGCTGAATCCTTGACCCGCTGGGAAGCTCCCAGCCGGTCCCGCTATCGCCTTTTGGTGGCCTGCGCCGCCGCCGCCGCCAGGCCCGCTAATATCGCCCACAGCACTGCCGCCGCTGCCACCACCGCCGCCGCCCTGCACGCGCCCGTAGTTGTACATGACGGTCTGCGTGCGGATATAGAGGCCGTCGCCACCGTTGCCACCGAGCACGACGCTGCCATACGTGGGCGAACCAGACGTGCCGCCTGTAATAGGCTGCCCAGGGCCCCGGCTCCCGCCACGACCTGCGATGTAGCCGTTGGCTAACACGGTCAGGATAATAATGCTGCCCGCTGGAAACGTGCCCGTGTCCAGAGCTGGCGAACTCGTGCTGCTGCTGCCGACCGCGCCCACGGTAGCCGCGCCCTGCGGACCCACAAAGACGTTCACGCGCGCCGGGTTGGTGCCTGCATACCCGAGGTCGTCGCACATCGTGCGGATGTTGGCGTCTAGGTTCATGCCCGGTCCGAACTCGATCGTGAACTCGTCGATCTGGATGGTCTGCGCCGAACTGATTGACGCCGTGCCTACCTCGACGATGTGCCACGTTCCTGCCTGCGTGCTGTTGTCTAATAGGTACAAGTGCGCGACCTCATGCTGGTTCATGTTCAGCAATGTCGTGCCTGCGTCGTCCTTGACGTTGGTGGTGCCTCCGCCTGGTTTGTTGACGTAAATCGTGTAGAGCGCCCCGCCTGTCGGTAGCAGTCGAGCATCCGGCAGCAGCAGATTGGTGGTGTCCGTTCTGTTGTCAATAAAACGCGCGGCCCCTGGCACGCCCGACGGCAGTGGCAGCGCGCACGCACTAGGGCTACCAGTTGGCACGGGCTGAAACGTCCCGCCCCACATTTCTTCGACAGCCGTGCGCGCCACTAGTAGACCACCCACGTCGCCGTTGTGCTGCCTCGAGCCAGCGCCACGGTCTTGGTGCTGCCTGCGCTGATAGCGCTGCCGACGTTTGTGCCAGACTCGTCTACCAGTTGCAGCGTGCCCGATGAGCCAGTCTTGCAGTGGATGACGAAGATCTGCCCGCCGCCTGGAATGCGCGACACGGGCGGCAGGTAGACGTTCAGCGCCGAGCCGGGCGTGAAGCTGTGGAACATGCCACCGTTCAGGCGCAGCGTCTGCGTCACGGTGACAGCTCCGTGGTCGGTCGCGCCGCCAGCAAACCACCGCTCGGGCTGCTCGACCTCAGACAGCACCTCGATGCAGTCGAGCTGCGGGATGTCCCAGATTTGATAGCCGCTAGCCTGCAACTGCATGAATGCGTCAATCTCGCTCTCGAAACGCACAGGCACGTCAAACTCGCAGCCCGCCCGGATGACCTGTCCGGCTGTGGGCGCGCTGTCCATAATGACCTCGCCGTTGCTCGAGACTGAGAACGCCGACGAGCTCGCGCCGTCCACGCTGACGACGACCGTGCCGCTGACGGGCAGCGATATCGTGCGCTGGTAAGGCGCAGCACCGCTGCCGTCGTAGACCTTGATGAGCTGAAACGTCGTCTCGTTGCCGTCGCCCGTGCCGATGATGACGTCGGCGTTGGTCGGTGCCGTGATGCCGTCGCTGGCCGTGGTGTAATCCGACCAGTCCTTAATCTTGAAGCTGTGCAAGCTGCCGCGACGACCTAGGCCGAACGCCTTAATGGCCTGCGCCTCTGTGGCCGTCTGTAGCGCCTTGCGTAGACGGAAGCGATGGCGACCCTGCGCCTGCCGTGCGACGCGGAACTCGTGGCCGCTGGCGGTCTCCTGAATGATGGTGGAGAAACCTGCGCCGCTGATCGCTTGATACTCAAAGCCGTCCGGCAGTGTTACGTCGTGAAATGCCATTTCGTTTTATAATCCGAAGCCCCCGCCGCCGCCGGGTGGAGTGGCGGGGGCAGTGCCGTCCGCCGTCGCCTGTGTCTGCGTGGGTGCAAAGGCGCTGCCGACTGCGCCGCCGATTTGCCCGAACACTCTTTGCGCGCCCATCTGCGCGAACATCCGCACCAGCTCGGCCAGCGCCTGCTTGGCCGTCATGGTGCCCTCGGCCACGCGGAAGAATGCGTCGCCGATGACCATGCCGAACTGCTCGCCCTGCGCGATCAGCTCGTCCATGTTGGCCTTGGCGGCTGCTGTTTGTGCTCTCTGGTATTCGATCGTGCCAGGGTCGCCAGGCTGCCGCATCAGCATCGCGCCCGTGCCGTAGTCTGCGCCGTATCGCACGCCGTCGCGCACAAACGGACCCTCGGCTGTTGTCGGCCCAAACGTGACGCCACTGTCGACGCGCTGCGGGCTGTAGGTCGGCAGCGGGAACGCCATCGGCGGCGCGCCCACGGCGGAAACGGGTTGGCCGCCTGCCTTTCCGGTGGCTTGCAGTTGCTTGGCTTCGCCCTCGAGTTGTCGATATAGAGTCCGCAAGATGGCCTGCGCCGCTTCGCGCGTGACTTGCTGCTCCTCAATCCTGAGCTGCCTTTGACCCAGAATACCCATACGAGAAGCCCGCGAGCCTACATCTACGAACTGCGCCTCGGGCAAACCGCCGCCGCCAGCCTGTTGCAACTCCAGCAGTCTTTGCAGACCTCGCTGCCCAGGCATCTGCAAAGACGTCGCCATTTGCCCGTACGTCATGCCACCTTCAACGAACAGGTTGGCCACGTTCCGCACGTCTTGCACTTGTCGCTGCGCCTCTGGCAACTCTGACACGCCCAGCATCCGAGCCGCTTCACGACTCAGGCGCGTCTTTTCCATGGCGTCGCCTAGTCTCTCGAACTCGTTGGCGGCCTCCTCCGTCTCGCCGCTAAATATGGCCATGACCGACGCAGCGCCTGCCAGCACCGTTGCGATCGTCATCAACGGGTGCGCCTTCATAATCGCGCCCAGCTTGCCGAATACGCTGGTCGCGCCGCCTGTCGCCTCGGTGACGCCGCGCATGTCCTCCTTGAAGCGCCCCAAGTCGAGCAGCGCCTGCGACGCCGCAAACGCAGCCATTGCAGAGTTGCCCGAGCGCAACCCGCTGCTGATGCCTTCGAGGCCGTGCGTAATGGCAAGCCCGCCGCCGGTTGCAGCAAACGCGGCGCTCATGTTCGCACCGGCAGTGCGGCTGCCTTCGCCTAGATCGCGCACTTGGTTTTCAGTGCGCCCGGCTTCTTTGGACGTTCTGATTAGCGCGGCATCAGCTTGCGCCAGACTCGTCGTCAGGCCCCGCGTGTCGGCCCCGATCTCGATTATGGGCACGTCTTGAGCTCCTCTTTTCTTGGCGTTGCTCGGCGTTGTGTGCCAGCCATGTGCAGTCTAGCGCGCGCAGCAAACGGCACAGGCGCAGGCGCTGGTCGCCCGTATAGCCCGCGTCGCGCGCGTAGCTGCTGAGGTCCGACCACGGCAACCCGCCGGCCGACATGCCTACGGGTCGGCCGATGCTGACTAGCTGCCAGGCGTCCCAGACATGCTGCAAGGTCGGCCACAAAGTCGGCCGCTGCTGCCAAGCAGTCGGCAAGGGCTTGTTCTTGCGCTGTCTCCATTCGGCCAGCCTGCGTAGGTATTTCTCGTCCTTGCCGTGTCGCAGGTGCCACCGCAGAACGTCTGTCAGTTTCCCGCTGAGTCGGCCTCCACGCTGACCAGTGCGGCCTCGCGTTGGCTGCACTGGATCAGCACAAAGTCGAGCAGGTTGCGGAACGTGCGGTCGGCCAGCAGCTCGGCGCATTTGGCTTGGCTGAATCCGATGGCCTGACCTCGGAACGTGATGTTCTGCCAGTCACGCACCACGGTCGCGGCTAGCGCCTTGGCGCTGGTGCTCAGTTGCAGCCGCTCGAGCTCGTCGGGCGGCGTGTCACTGTCGCGCAGCTTGCGGCTGTGCGGCTCCTGCTCGCGCTCGAGCTGTCGCTGGTAGGCGACGCCCATGGGCACAAGCAGGATGGCCGGGTCGTCGGCATTGGGCTTGTCTACCTGCTCGCCGGTCAGGTGACCGTCGCGCACAGACAGACGCCACCAGATGCCGCCGTCGAGCTTGTCCGCGTCCAGTTGAATGCTCTGCAGATCCACTAGGCCCACCTTTGCATGCGAACCGTGCAGTTCTCGGTGCTGTTGAGCGTCGCCTGGAAGCTGACGCTGACCATGGTGTCGGTGTTGCTGCCTCCCACGTCTGCGCCCGCGTCGCTGAACTTGACCGTCGGCATGCTGAAGCTGTAGCCGCGCGAGTTGGCGTCAATCAGCGCGAACCACATCGCGCCGGTCGTGTTGTCGGCGTATGCCTTCATCTCGGCGAAGTCCTCAAAGTATGCCTCGAACGAGCCGGTCACGTTGAACTCGCCCTGCCGCATGCTCTGCGCGCCCAGCTTGCCCAGCTCGGTGCGCGCGGCGACGTTGTTGTTGATGTTGAGCGATACGCTCTTGGCTGGGAAGCTCGAGCCTGCGCTGCGGATCTCCGGCACGCTCAGGCTGTCAAGCACCGGGTGCGCTGCCGCGTCGGCGTAAGTTGCGCTGGCGATGAACTGGTCGGTGCCAAGGTCCGAGTCTTGAAACGTGCTGTTGGCCGCCTCGAAGGTCAGCGTGCCCGTCACGATGGCCTCGTCCGTGACCGAGAGGTCGAGCGAGTTGACCACGCAGCCCGTGAAGATCTGCGCGATGCCCAGGTCCAGGCGCGCCACCTCGATGGTAAAGCTGTCCTCGACCGTGCCGTTCAGACGCCGCGCGGCGCGCGTCATCGTGACGCTGCTGCTGTCCGCTGTAAAGTTGGCGTCGGCCTCGACGGTCACCTCCGAGCTGGTGACTGCCGTCACCTTGTAGTATCCGGCGTTGCTGCCCTCGTTGCTGTCGACGTAGACGATGTCCCCGACGCTGACGTTGCTGGTGCCTGCGCTCGTCGTGATGACCTTGTTCGAGCCTGCCAGCGTGGCCGACGAGTCGGCATAGACCGCCGTCTCCGCGCTGCACATTGTCGCGCCCAGCAGCAGCTCGAGAGCTTCGCCGGTCGGGCTGAACATCAGCTCGATCGGGATCGTGCCGGCCGCGCTCTTGCTGAGGCGCACGAGCTCCTCGACGTTGCGGTCGTCGTTGATAATGTTGCTCTGCGTGTAACCCACGCGGTCGCGCATGGATTGGCCTGTCACCTGCAGCACCTTCATGGCAGGGCTGCCAGGCGTAGTGCCGAACGTGCTCTCCTTGACAATGGAGACGCGCAAGCGGTTCGAGTCGCTCATGGTTGGATATCAGCTCGGAAAGGGATGTCGACGGTGCGGATGCTCCAGGCGTCCGATGTGTCTGCGGTGCCGATGACGCCCGGCGGCGGTGTGAAGACGATGTCGGGCGAGGTCAGGCGCACGCCACGGAATGCGGTAACGACAGCGTCGGCCAGCGTGATGCTAGCGCCGTCGCCCTTGGCGATAGGCACAAACAGCCGAGCGGTCGCGGTGCCCGTCAGGCGGTAGCGCACCGTGCCCATGCTGATCTGCTCCTGGTTGTCGATTGACACCATGAAGCGGCACCAGCTCGCCGAGATGCTCGACGGCTCTGGGCCGTTGTCATAGACCACGTCGATGCTCTGCCCGGTGCCGATCTGCGTGGCGAAGCGCGAGCGGATGGCCTCGAATACGGCGGCTTGACTGCTCATCGCACCCGCC